GCGTTCGAGACTGTGATTCATGCCAAGCAGCTTCAGGACGCCGAGAACGAATTGAAGCAGATGCTGATCTGGTCAGGTAACGCTGATGTGTGGCAGTCTATCCTGATGGAGCGCAACAACATCGTCCATAAGCGCAAAGCAGAGGAAAACGAAATGGCAAAAGCTAAGGCCAATCGGAAGAAAGAAATCGAGGACATAGTAACCGTAGTCCTATTGGCCATCTGTGCCGCGCTGGTAGTTACACTAGTCGCTTGGGGTACTATGGAATACGTTGACTTCATGCGGAGATGATATGGAAACACTACTCAACCTACTCAAAGGTATTGCCCCTGCTGTTGCTACCGCTGTCGGTGGCCCTTTGGGTGGTCTTGCTATCTCTGCTATCGCTGACAAGTTTGGCGTTCAGGATTCTGTGGAAGCTGTGGCCAAGGCCATAGCAGGAGACCCAGAAGCGGCGATTAAACTGGCTGAGCTAGACCTACGTCAGTTCGAGCTAGAGAACCAAGACCGCGACTCGGCCCGCCACATGCAGGAGACTGCCCTCAACCAAGAGGACAAGTACGCCAAGCACTTCATCTACAACTTTGCGTGGTTCTGGTCTGGCGGCTCCATGCTGTACTTCTTCGCCATCACCTTCGGGCAGGTTCCCGCAAGCGGCAAGGACTTCGGCAACATCATTCTGGGCTTCCTGCTAGGCACTGCGGTGGCCACCATCATCAGCTTCTTCTACGGTAGCTCTAAGTCCAGCAAGGACAAGTCGGACGTTATGGCCAAGGAAATTCTGAAATGACCCAGCTGACCCCACACTTCAGCCTTGAAGAGCTGACGCATACCGATCACCGCACGCTGGACAACACGCCGAATGGCCAAGAGAAAGCCAATCTGCAGCGGCTAGCCGAGTTCCTTGAAATCGTAAAGACTACGCTGGGTGGCAAACCAATCATGGTGAACTCCGCGTTTCGGTCTAAAGCGGTCAACGATGCTGTTGGTTCCAAGGATACTAGTCAGCATCGCCGAGGCTGTGCAGCGGACATTCGGGTGCCCGGTATGACTCCCGATGCAGTTGTCCGTGCCGTCCTAGCCGCGCAGCTTCCATTCGACCAAATTATCTGTGAGTTCAATTCGTGGACTCACATCAGCGTCCCTAGCGATATCGGGGTTTTCCCCCGCCGCCAAGCACTTATCATTGACAAGACAGGCACTCGCGCATTCGCCTGATTCGTGGGAAAATGAGCCATGCCTCTACAAAAGATCGTCCTCAAGCCCGGAGTTAACCGGGAGAACACTCGGTACACCAACGAGGGCGGCTATTATGAGTCGAACCTAGTTCGCTTCCGCCAAGGCACGCCCGAGAAAATCGGCGGCTGGGAGCAAATCTCCTTGAACACATTCGCGGGCCTCTGCCGTTCTTTGTGGAATTGGACTACCCTAGCCGGTGCGAATCTCGTCGGTGTGGGCACAGAAGAGAAGTTCTACATTGAGCAGACAGGTGTGTACTACGACATCACACCGATTGATAACACGCATATTCTTGGTACTAACCCTTTTACTGGGAGCGGTACAACTACCGTTACAGTAACCGACGCTACTTACTCCCCTGCGGTGGGCAGTTACGTTATTTTTAACGGTGCATCTGCGGTAGGCGGTGTGACTATTAGTGGTCAGTACCAAGTTGTTTCTATCCTTACGAGCGCTACGTACACCATCACTGCAGCTAGCGCTGTTACCGGTACGGGCGGCGGCTCCGTGGCTTACGCCTCGTATTTATTGAGCGCAACCATAACTACTGCCGGTGGTTCTTTAGGGTGGGGCACAGGCAACTGGAATGAAGGCAGTTGGGGTGGTATTGGTCAGGTAACACGAACACGCACCGCTACGCTTTGGACGCAGTACAACTTCGGCGAGAACCTGCTGTTTGGCCCTAAACAGGGTGCTATGTACGTATGGAACGCTTCAACAGCACCGAACCTAGCTTTTCTAACTGTTGCGTCGATAACCAATGCGTCCCCCGCCGTTGTCACGCTGTCTTTACCTACCGGTGCTGTGTCGCCGTTGGTGGCTTTACCAAACGGTACCGCCATTATGTTTGAGACTACGGGGGCACTGCCACTCCCCTTGAAGCCATTCACAACGTACTACACGACAAGCACCGGGGTTAATACGTACAACTTGTCGGCCACCGTAGGCGGGGCTGCTATCAACACGTCTTCTGCGGGTTCTGGCGTGCAGACAGTATCCAATCGGGCTATCGCTGTGTCGGCCTTGGCCGGTGCTTCCAATGTCCCGTTGACGCAGAGCACACTGATCGTGTCGGACACAAGCCAATTCACATTTGTGTTTGGTTCCAACGACTACTTGAGCACCACGTACGACCCGATGTTGGTGCGCTGGTCTGAGCAAGAAAGCATCACGAACTGGACTCCTGCGGTAACTAACCAGTCGGGCAGTATCCGCCTGTCACACGGCTCGTCTATACAGGCTGTGCTTCAGTCGCGCCAAGAAATTTTGGTGTTTACCGATGCGGCTATTTATTCACTGCAGTATCTCGGCGCACCGTACATCTGGGGCTCTCAGCTCTTGTCGGACAACATTTCTGTCGTGAGTCAGAACGCCGCTACGTATTCGAGTGGTGTGGCTTACTGGATGGGGCAGGATAAGTTCTACAAGTACGACGGTCGAGTTCAGCCTCTGCGCTGCGACTTGCGCCAATTCATCTACGGGGACATTAACCGTGCGCAGTACAACCAAATCTTCTCGGGCACTAACGAGGGTTTCAACGAGGTCTGGTGGTTCTACTGTACCCAAAACAGCCCCGTAATCGACCGCTATGTAATCTACAACTACCTCGAAGATGTTTGGTACTACGGCTCTATGGGTCGTACGGCATGGCTAGACTCGTCGCTAAGGGATTACCCTATGGCTGCTACGTACGCAAACAATCTGGTGTACCACGAGGACGGTGTAGACGACAATACCACCGGCACCCCCGTCGCTATCGACGCTTCGATCACGACTTCGCAGTTTGATATTGGGGACGGCCACAACTTTGCGTTTGTGTGGCGTATGCTGCCTGACTTGACCTTCCGTGGGTCTACAGTAGGCGTCACACCTAGTCTGACGATGCAGCTTCAACCCCTGCAGAACTCTGGCTCTGGGTATAACGTACCTGAATCAATAGGCGGTACTAGTGCGAACGCCACACAAACGGTTGCTGCTACTCAGACATACCCAATCGACCTTGATACCTTTACTGGCCAGCTGAACATCCGTGTACGTGGCCGTCAGATGTCCATGAAGATTCAGTCAAACACGATAGGCACGCAATGGCAACTGGGCGCTCCTCGTATTGACATTCGGCCTGATGGCCGTCGGGGTGGATAATGACACTTATCGTTACGTCAGAATATGTCCTAAACCGGGTGGCTGCTCCTCGGCTACCGAATGCTACGCCTGAGTACAGCAGTGAGTACATTGACCAACTCAACAACATATTGCGGCTGTACTTCAACCGCCTTGACAATGTTTTAGGACAGCTTATGGCAACCGTTGACACCCTTCCAGTCTCCATTGGCGGCACAAATACAGATGCCTTTGGGCGGATTCGCGTTAGCCAGCCATACACGCTGTTTGACAGCCAGAACCGATATACCGAAGATACGCAGTACGACACGGCACTGACCGGTACGGGCACGACCACTTACCAAGTCAATCAATCAGCCGTGGACATGACCGTCACTGCGGGCGGCGTGGGCTCCGTTGTTCGACAGACGTTCCGCAGCTTCCCGTACCAGCCCGGCAAGGGCTTGCTGTTGTTGGCTACATTCTGCATGGACGGCAGTCAGAGTCTGAACCTGACGCAGCGCGTGGGCTACTTCAACACGGAGAACGGTACGTTCTTCCAACGCATCGACGGCACCAACAGCTTTGTGCTGCGCTCATCGGTCACAGGATCGGTCAGTGACGCCCGTACGGTAAACCAATCCTCATGGAATGGAGACAAGCTGGACGGCACTGGGGCCTCGGGGTACACCCTTGACTCCGCCAAGTCTCAGATTCTGTGGATGGACTTCGAGTGGCTGGGCGTGGGCTCGGTGCGCTGTGGGTTCATCATCGACGGCCAGTACATCGTCTGCCACACTTTTACCAACGCCAACGAGATCACCTCGACGTACATGACCACAGCTATCCTGCCTGTGCGGTACGAGATCACGTCTACATCGGCAGTGGCAGCAACGCTCAAGCAAATCTGCTCCTCGGTCATGTCTGAGGGCGGGTACGACGCTCAATCTGCGAACTACACAGCGGCACGAACCACAAAGCGCTCGACATTTAGCACGACATTCGTTCCCTTGATGTCCATCCGGCTGGCCACTGGACGTTCCGGTGCAGTTGTCCTTGTGAAGCTGGCGCAAGCCCTCCCAACGGTAACGCAGAACTACGAGGTGGTGCTGCTCAAAAACGCTACCCTAACCGGGCCATCGTGGGCAACATCTGTTTCGACCAATGTGGATTACGACGAGACTGCCACCGCTTTATCTGGCGGGATTGTTGTGGCGCAGGATTACGTTACGTCCACCTCACAGGGTCGAAGCGCAGCGCGAGTGGATGCAGGCTACAACTGGGACTTGCAAATAGGTTCAACCATCGCGGGGGTAAGCGACATTTACACTCTGGCCATCCGAACGCTTGACGCAACCCCAACGGGCGATGCTTGGGGCGCAATATCTTTCTACGACCTGACAACCCAATAAAGAGAAACACCATGAG